ATATTTTTTGGCGGGATCCGCGCGACGTAGCGCGCGAACGCGCGCTAACCCAAACTTGCGCGTGGCGGGGGGGGCTATTTTTTGGTGGAAAAAAAATAACCACCCCGAACGTTTTGGTTTTTTTTGTTCGGGATCCCCAGGATCCGGCCGGCTTAGCGTGGGTTGGTGAGTGACACGCCCCGACATGCGGCCGAACGCCTCCGGGTCGAGCGGGCCTTGGAGCGGGACTTGTCCGAGCGGCCCGACATCGGCCCCGGCGAGCGCGCCGCCCTCCGGGCCCAGGCCCACGCCGTCGACATCGCCGAGGCGGCCCGCGACGCCGAGCTCATAACCGTCGCCAACCGTGGCTACCTCGAGCTCCGTCAAGCGGCCGGCCTCGTCGCCGGCGTCGCCAAGGCGCCCGACACCCTCGAGCAACTGTTCGCCCAGCTCGGCCCTACCGGCGCCGGCGCTGGCAACGCCGCGGACACCTAGCCGCGCCACCTACGGCCCGGCCGTGGGCAAACTGGCCGCCGCCCTGGGCAAGCCGCTCATGCCCTGGCAACAGCTGGTGGCCGACGTGGGCCTGGAGGTCGACGACGACGGCCGCTTCGCTTACCAACTGGTCCTCGTCACCGTGCCCCGCCAGTCGGGCAAGACGACGCTGTTCGGCGCCGTGCTCGAGCACCGGGCGCTCGTCGTGCCCCGGGCGCGTTGTTGGTTCACCATGCAAACGGCCAAGGACGCCGTCGACTGGCTCTTGAACGAGCATTGGCCGCTCTTGACGCCGTTCGGCGACGAGGTCAAACTACGCCGGGCCGCCGGCTCCGAACACGTGCGCTGGCGCCGCTCGGCCGGCCTGGTGCGGCCGTTCCCGCCCACGCCCGACGGCCTGCACGGCAAGGTGTCCGACCTCGTGGTGGTCGACGAGTGCTGGGCCTACGACCTCGTGAAAGGCCAACAACTCGACCAGGCCATCGTGCCCACCCAGGCCACCCGGCCCAACGCCCAGGTGTGGAAGGTGTCGACCGCCGGCGACGCCTCGTCGACCTGGTGGTTAGGGTCCGTCGAGGCGGGCCGGGCCGCCGTCGGTAGCGCGCGAACGCGCGGTTTGGCCTACTTCGAATGGTCCTGTCCCGACGACCTCGACCCCACCGAGCGCTCGAGCTGGCCCACCTACCACCCGGCCTACGGCCTCACCATCGGCCCCGAGGCCATGGCCGCGGCGCTGGAAATGCTCGGCCCCGATGAATTTGCCAGGGCATATGGGAACCGGTGGGTGTCGACCACGGCCCGGGTCATCCCGCTCGAGGCCTGGCGCGCCGCTCGAGAGGAACCGGCCGACCTGCCCGGCGCCGGCGAGCTCGCCCTCGCCTTCGACGTGGCCGTCGACCGCTCCGACGCCGCCGTGGTGGCGGCCTGGCGCGACGCCGCCGGCGTGGCCCACCTCGAGGTCGCCGACCATCGCCCCGGCGTGGGCTGGCTACTCGAGCGCCTGGGCGAGCTCGTCGAACGCTGGCACCCGCCAGTGGTGGCCTACGACCAGGCCGGGCCGGCCCTGGACGTGGCCGACGCGGCCGAGCGGGCCGGGCTCGAGCTCATGGGCCTGGCCGCCAAACCGTACGCGGCGGCGTGCGCCGGCCTGCTCGAGGCGTTGATCGCCGACCCGCCCCAGGTGCGCTACCGCGCCCACCCGGCCCTCGACGCGGCGGCGAGCTCGGCCGCCCGGCGCGCCTTGGGCGATGCCTGGGCGTGGGGAAGACGGCAATCGAGCGGGTCACTATCGCCGCTCACGGCGGCCACCGTGGCCCTATGGGCGTGGGACCACCGGGCGCCGTCGGGGCCGTTCAAGATCTACTGATCCGCGGGATGCGGACAGGTTTTGGTTATTGTCCCTGGTAGTGACTATGGCCACCATGGCCCGACCTGTCCTGCCTCGCCCTACCGACGGCTCCGGGCTCGGTGGCCTCATCCCGCCGCCGTCGATGATGTCCGGCTTCGGCCTGCCCGGCGCCTTTGTCTACGACGCCATGAGCGCCCGCCACATCCCCGCCGTGGGCCGGGCCATACAACTGTTCGGCGGCATGGTCAAGCAGATGCCGATGGACGCCTACCGCGCCGGCCAACCGTTGCCCCGCCCGGCCTTGCTCGACTCGCCCGACCCGCGCCTGGTCTGGAACCGGTCGCGCTACCTCGCGTGTTCGGTCGAGGACTACATGCTCAGTGGCAACACGGTGAGCTACATCACCAAGCGGGGCGCCGACGGTTACCCGTTGTCGGTCATGTACCTGCCCATTCAGTGGGTCTATATCTCGTGGATGGCCGGCGCCCCTGGCGACGTGCTCTACACCTACATGGGCCAGCCCCTCGACATCGACAACGTCGTGCACGTGGCCCGGGGCGTCGACCGGTGGTACCCGGTGCGGGGCGTGGGCGTGGTCGAGGAGTACCTGTCGACGCTCGACCGGGCCGCCATGGAAGAAAGCTACGAATCCTCGGCCTTATCGGCCGGCGCCGTGCCCTCGGTGGCCATCATCACCCCTAACGCCACCCTGACCCAGGACGTGGCCGACGAGGCGAAAACCAATTGGTTGACCAAGTTTGGCGGCCCCACCCGCGAACCGGCCATCTTGCCCAACGGCACCCAGGTGGTACCGCTGGCGTGGTCGCCCTCGGACACGCAAATGATCGAGGCCCGGAAGATGACCCTTACGGATGTTGCCAACATGTTTAACCTCGACAGTTATTGGCTGGGCGCCGCCGTCCAGGGCATGACGTACAAGACGGCGGCGCCGCAGTACCAACAGATCCTGCGCACCTCGATCGAGCCCGTAATCGTCGACTTCGAACAGGTTTGGTCTCAAGCGTGGTTGCCCCGGGGCCAGGTCATCCGTTTCGACCGCTCGAAACTGTTGGCCGAAGACCTGCCCACCACGGCCACATCGCTATCGACGATGGTTACCGCCCGCATCATTACCCCCGAGGCGGCGTGGGAAATACTGCTCGGCGCCCCCCTGGCCGCCATCGACCCCACCGAAGGCCCGCCGCCGCCGCCGGCGCCGGTGGCGGCGGCGCCCGACGAGAACATCTAAGGAGGCCAATGCAAACCGAACCCGACGAGCGGCGCATGTTCCAGACCGCCATAGCGGTGCGCGACGTCCAGGCCGTGGGCGCCGGCCCCTACCGCTACCTCGAAGGCCGGGCCGTGCCCTACGACACCTGGAGCGATGTCAACGGTTGGCTCCTCGAGCAGCACCGGCATGGGTCGTTCAAACGCTCGACCGACCGCACCCCTGGCTCGCCTTTGTTGTTGTTCCACGACAACAAGAAATTCCCGATCGGCCACGGCGAACGCTGGACGCATCGCGACGACGGCATGCATGGCGTCTGGCAATTGAACGACCGGCCCGAGGCCCAAGAGGCGGGCCGCCTGGCCGCCCGCGGTGACCTCACTGGCCTGTCGATAGGGTTCATGGACGCCGGGCCGCCGGAATGGTCATGGCCGGCCGACTTCGACCCCGAGCTCGGCGACGACCACAAGGCCCGCGTCACCCGGGTCAACTCGCGCCTGGTCGAGGTCTCGATGACGCCGACGCCGGCCTTCGAGGACGCCGCCGTGACGATGGTACGGACCCGGGCGCGCCCGGTGCCGCCGGCGCCGCCGACGGCCGAAGTGGATCGCTGGCGCCGCATCGTCGATGAAGTACGCTCCGGTTAGCTAAAGCCAGCGGTCGGCCCAGCCTCCGCGCCAGGCTTCCGGCCAGAGCTCGTGAGCTCCCCCGGAGGCCCCCGCCCGGGCACGTCGGCGCCGCCCCTCGAGCGCCCCGAAGTGTGCCCCTAAAACGCGGAGGTTATGACCCATGCCCAATCACGTCCTAGAAAGTTTCAAGGCCCAACGGGCCGAACAGATCTCGACCATGGACTCGATCCTCGGCCAGGTCGAAGGGCGCGACCTCGTCGACGCCGAGCGCGGGATCCTCGAGGCCGCCCGCCAACGCATCGCCGAGCTCGACGCCCAGATAAAGCCGCTGGAGGAGTTCGAGGCGCTGCGCGCCGCCCACTCCGAGAGCCTGCCGGCCCTGCCCGGCCGCCTGCCGGCCGAGCCCCGGCGGGCCGACGGCAACGACCGCGCCCCGGCCTACCGCAGCGCCGGCGAGTTCCTGGTCGACCTGCTCCGGGCCCGGGGCATCACCGAGCGGGGCGTGGTCGACACCACCGCCGCCGCCCGCATCACCCGGGTAGTGGCCGACCAGAAGACGACCGACACCACCGGCATACTGCCGACCCCCATCGTGGGCGCCGTGGTCGACCTCATCGACGCCAACCGGCCCCTTATCTCGAGCCTGGGCGGTTCCAAGGCGTTAGGCGGTATAGCGGGCGCCACCTTTACCCGGCCCAAGATCACCCAGCACACCACGGTGGGCGTGCAAGCGGGCGAGAAAACCCAGCTTCCATCACAGAAAATGACCATCGCCCCGATCAGCTTCACCAAGGCCACCTACGGCG